CGGCTTGAGTTCCATTAGTCGGCTCCCTTCTCGGCTGACGGATTGGGAGAGGTGAGGGCGCGTTCGGCATTTTCATACGCAACGGCCGCGATCGGCACGTCATCCCATTTGTTCGCGCGGACACGGGCGCTATTTTCGCCGCTCTTGAGGACGCCACGCAGCGCCTCCTCCAGCGCCTTCACGCGGGCTGAGAGGGTGGCGTTTTCGGCTTTGGTAGCGTTCAGGACGCTGGCGGTGTTTGACAGGTATGTGCGAACAAGCCCGAGATCGCGCTCAAGCTCCGCGATGCGCATTCCCGCCCCCTGTCCGTCTTGCTTCGTGTCGGTCATATCTTCCTCGTGATGGTTGGGGCCTTGGGCCGGATGGCTAGGCGCTGGGTGAGGTTGATTGCAGGTTCGGCTGAGGCCGAGGTTGGGTAATGGTCGGGCCAGTCGAAAGGTGGATCGCCTATGGTGAGCCAGTTATCAGCGTGACGGCCAACTCGGTCTCGAAACGCTCCAAGTAATTGATACCAATACGGATACGCCCGATGGCCTGAGGTCGGAATGATCCACCAATAACCCGTGTGGTCGCATTCATCGCAGCCTTCTGGGGCCGCGTGACGGCCGGTGGCCGGGTTAATGGTCGAGCATTCGGGGCAGATGATCTGTGTCGCGATATCGAACGCAGGTTCGCCGCGGACGAGGTGGGCGATGAGGAAGGGTTCGGGCATTAGATAATACCAGCTTTGCGCAGGGCTTCGCGAGCCGCTGCGCGTTGGGTTTCGGTAGCCGCAGGTTCGCCCGGTCGGCGAATGGCGGGATGATCGCGGGGGATGGTGCGCGGCGCAGGTTCGGGCGAGGCGATAAGGGCGCCCAAGGCGTCGGCAAGGCCGGAAGGCGAGAGGGGATAGCGGCAGATGACCGGGATGCCGGAGGCGTGGGGGATTTCCACGAAGATGGCCGAAGGTGTGGCCCAAGCCAGGGCGCAGGAGGTCGGGCGGGCGGTGGAGAGGGTGGAGGTCATGGCTTAAGCGCCTCGTGGCCCATGCGGTAGGCATCGGCGCAGGAGCAATATATTTCTTCGTTTTCTAGGTTTTCGGCTAAAGATTGGCCTTCATATTCTTCGTGAAACCTTTCTAGACTCTCCATTAGGGCCTTGCAAGCGCGTTCAAGCTTTTGCTCGCGTGTGTTACAATTCCATTGGGCAAGTAAGGTTGCGCCCGTGCGGTAGTTAGCGGTGTCATCGTTCATCGGTGTAGCCTCAGTTGAAATAGAAACTCCGGGCCAAGGTGTTGGCCAAGGCCTCCATGTGATCGAACGCGGATTGGAGGGTAAAGCCCGGGGGGAGCGGGGCTTCGGCGGAGTGGATGACTTGGGCGAGGTCCGGCCGGTGTCGGATGCAGAGCAGGGACATCTGGAACCGGATGTAGGCGGAGCCAGGGCCGCAGGGATCAGAGATGGAACGCATGGGTCCTTACCCTTTCCTGATTATAGGCCGAGTATACCACAAGTTGTAGAAAATGTCAATCCCTTATTTGGCTGATAGGCGGAGGAGTGTGGGCCTCCGCCTATGCCGACGCCCCGCCAGCCGAAGCCAGCGGGGCGAAGGGGAAGGTTAGGCGAGGTAGGGCTTGTCTGGGTAGTGGGCCGTATCAGCCGGCCGATCCCACGGGTGCACTTCATGGGACGGGCCGTCGTCATGGGCCGGAGGCGGGTAGTCAGCCGGGGACTGAGGAACGGGTTCCGGCTTGGACGGCTCCGGCGCAAACAGCGAAACGAGATCGCTGAGTTTGCCGTGGGCCTGTTCGGCCTTGGCCTTCCACTTATCGGCCTCGGTTGAGTAGGAGGCCGCAAGCGAGCCGTTGTCAGAAGCTTCCTGCCGGGCCTTTGCAAGGTCCTCGCGGAGTTGGCCGATCAAGGTCGCGTCCGCATCGTTCTGTGCCTTGGCCTTGTCGCGTTCGGTAGCTGCCGTCCAGAGGTCAGAGCGAGTCTGGGCGAGTTCATCACGGGCCTTGTCGCGTTCGGACCGAAGGTGCTGGATCATGTCGTCTAGATCAGCGTTGCGCCGGCGGACCTGTTCGATGTCGGCTTTCAGGGCCTCAACCTGCTTAGCGAGGTCTTTGACCGTCTCGGCGAGTTCGGTGGCGTAGGCGATGGCGTTGAGTGCACGCTTGAACATATCGCCGACATGGTTCATTTCGCTCTCCGTAGGAACGGGGCCAACCTGGATGGCCTTGTTTCCGTCTTCCATTGGAAAAGTCTCCACTGGTTTGGGGGTTGATACGCAAGGACGGCGGAGCTAAGGGCTAGCATATAGCTCCGCCGGGTACGCCTGGAACCATGGGGCGGCCACGTCAAACGCGGCTTATCTCCTAGGAGACGCTATCCATGGAATTACCCAGAAAGGCTAGCCGATCCTGAGCTTGCTTTGCGGTTGCTGGCGCATTGGCAAGTGGCTGCTCATTGCTCGGCTAGGTTGGGGCAAGTGGCCCCAAGGTGCTGCGGGTTAGTGGGCCGTAGCGGAGGGGACCGCTTTCGGCTTGGACTTGCTGGCGAGACCAGCTTGCTTCGCCGAGAGTTGGCCACCGTCCTTCGGCTTGGCCTTCTTAGCCTCCGCCGCTGCAACAAGCTTCGGGTCCTCGACAAGGATGGCCCGGAGGTCAACACCAGCGACCTTGACCTTGCCGCGGTCCGCGATTGCGGCTTCGGCCTGTTCGAGGATCGCGGGGTCTGCGTCGATGTAGGCGTTCGCGGCCTTGGTGATTTCCGAGGCCGGAACGTGGGAGACCTTGATCCCCAGCCGCTTCATTTCGTCCTTGACCATGTTCCGGGCAATGCGCCGGGCTTCAGTCATGACTGCGCCAGAGGCTTTCTTGGTCTTGGCTGCACCGGAGAATTTGATCTTCCCGGCTTTGATCGCCTCGACGTTCTCTTCGGCGATCTTCATGGCCGTGGCCTTGCGATCGTCGTCGGACGAGATGTCCTTGGCTGTGACCTTGGACATGCCGCGATTGACGAGGACCTTGAGGCCTTGGAGCATGGCTTCGGCATAGACTTCGGCCGACAGTTCGTCGGTTTCGATTTCAACCGAGGCTTTGCCCTTCGTGACTGGGATTTGCAGTTTTGCCATAGGCTTTCCTTCTGGTGATAAGCCAGCCGTACAGGCTATTAGCGGACGTCACAGGGACGCGCAGTGCGGAGGTCCCTAGCCCTAGCCGGCCTTGGCTGGCGCATGTGCGGGATTGCACAGGGGAAGGCTGAAGCAAGCGACCACAGAGCTACCCGTGCCGACGCTTGGGAGCAACCCGGTTGCGGAATATCCCCCACAACCCTTCTGCCTTCTCCTGTACAATCCTGCGGATTTGGTTTTCAAACAGCCCGTTCGCAACATTCCTCCGAACGTGCGCAAAGGATAGCACGGTTCTGGGCGTAACACAAGTGCTATTTGTGCAGGGCAGCCATGCGTCTGGCGCATGGCTAGTTGGCACGATTCTTGCATGGGGGAACGGAACGGGAACGGGGCCAGAGGCCAGAGCCGATGGCGGAGGGTCGGCTTCGGGACGCCCCGCCCGGTCACGACGTTGGCGCGTGGTGCGTTGGCGCGGCCGGGGCGCTAGGGTAGTAGCGAGGCGCGGGCTGGCGCGCCAGCGGGGCGGACATTTGGCGAACGGGGCGGCAGGGCCGGATTGGAGATAGGCAATCTCAGCCCAAACGCAATGGGGCGGACCGAAGCCCGCCCCATGTAGTGATAGGCAATTTCAATCTTCGCTATCGTCGGGGCTTACCTCTTTTCCATAATCAAGCGCTGGCGACTTGCATCGTCGGCATATGGCTAGCGTGTATGAGGATGATAACTCCCGATCCTGTGAAGGCCGCTTAGCCTCTTGCTTGTGCCCACATTCTTGACACGTTCTGATCCATGACATTTCGTTCTCCTTTCGTTTGTGAAAGACAATTTTAGCCGAGCCACTTAGCGACTATGGCGAGGCCTGCGCCACGCTAGCGCGAGCCAGAAGCGGCTAGAGCGCAGCATAGGCATTGGCCGTTTCCTCCAGCATCTCCGCACCGCACGCAAGGGCTTTGGCCGTGTCCAGGTCGTGGCCCAAGGCCAGCCTGCGACACTCGGCTGTGCACATGCGGGCGAGTTCGTGCAACAGCCCGTCTAGGCCGTGGCGCTCGCATAGATTGGTAAGTAGTTGGCGTTCTAGGTCAGTCATCGGTGATCCTCCGTTGCGGGATAGACAATCTCAACCCAAGCCTAGCGCCTTAAGCGCTAGGCATAGGCAGCAGGCCTAGCGCACGGCTCTCGCCACGCGCCACGCTTTCTCTTTTACATCCACTCCGGCCAAATGCCCAAGGCTTTGAACATTTCGTCCACGTCTGCACTACCGTAATGCGTGCGAACACAGGTGTTGACGAATTTGCGTTCAGCCTCCACCAAAATGTGTCGGGCAGAATACGCTTCCCACGCCTTGAGTGCTTCCTGACGGATGAGCGTGTCAGCAGCACAACATTCTTCCAAAGTCTTGCTGACATCGTCTTTGTGTGTTGCCTTCCACTTAATATATTCTTCAATGGTCATCTTACCTTCCTCCAACTGCAGCTAGGCCGCATTAGCAGTAGACAATCTCGAGCCAACGCCTTCGGCGCGGTGCGCTAGCCCTTGTACGACAACTCCGCCCGGTGCTCGGCGATAAAGGCTTTGATGGCCTCGCCATGCGCTACAACCCGCTCCCATTGCTCCGCGTAGAGCGTGACGGGAAACCGGCCCATACCGTAGAGCGCCACCGCGCCCTTGGCAGAGACTTTGAGGGTCAGCTTGGCGCTGGCGGAGGCCTTAAGCGCCGCGTTGGCTGCTTGGAGTTTGGCAAGCTCCGCCAGAAGCTCCGCCTGTGTCATCTTGCTCGCATCAATCATCGGCTAGTCTCCTGAGTTTCCGGGCCATGCCCGGCGGCTTGATTGCCGTAGAAAGGGCGAGCACGAAGCCGGCCCCTTCGGCTGCAATCACCAATGCCACAAGTCAATACACAATGGTCCTATGGCCATACATCCGATATAGCCCGTGCCGCTCGCCTTAGCACGCTCAATTCGGAAATCGCGACACGTCCAACCCCGCCAGATTATCCTAATCATAGCCTTCCTCCTAGCCCGCATACAATGGCAATAGCACAACTGGCCAACGCGAGCATAGTGGCCAGTGATATCATCGCAATCCAAATCAGCACTTGCACGGCTATTGCCTCTCGATGTCGCGAAGATGCTCGCGAATGCGGCCGGTGTCAACCGCCATCGGCCGCATACCTGGCCTGCACCGGGCGCATATCGGGCTTCGCCCCGCCTCATGAACCCCTCATAAGCCCCTCCTGCGGCTCTCATAGCCTCATAGAGCCACCGGCCTACCCCGTATCCCTGGGTGCCCCTCTCCCTGCCCCTGGGTCCCTTGGTCTCTATGTGTGTGTGTAGAGAGAGAGGCATAGACCCATAGACGGGGCGGGGCCGGAGGCACGGGGAGAGGGGCACCCCCGGACACGGGTGGGGGTAGGTCGCCTATGAGGCTATGAGGGGATTACGAGGGGGCCACGAGGGGGCCATGAGGCTGGCGGAGGCATGCAATAGGCGCATATCAGCCATGCCGCCTTTGGCGCAACCCAGCCATGCGCTTGGCGCAATGCTGCACTTGCTAACGCCTTTGCTGCGCCTGCGCTATGCAATCCCCGTGCCAACCCAGCCTTCGACCCCCTGGGGGCAAAATTCGTCGGCTTCGGCGCGGGGCAGAGGACCTCCCAGTAAATTGTGTGGGTTTTCGCATTATGCGCCCGAGGCGGAGGTGGATAGGGCTTGACTTCCGGCGGAATCTGTGGAACACTGGCTGAGTCAAAGTAGGATAAGGCCCGCGAAATGCAGATGCTGGACTTCCAAGACTTCTCGGCCCTGCTTGGCCCAGGCGTTTACGCCTTGGTCAAACGCGGGGTGGTGATCTACGTCGGCAAGTCCCGGGCGCTGTATCAACGCCTGTATGCTCATCGCAACGTGGCGCGCGCGGCAGCCAAGGGCAAGCCGATCCCAACTTGGCTTCCGATCAAAGGCTTCGTCTTCGACCAAGTCTTCGTCCGGCCATGTGCCCTCGCCGACCTCGACCGGCTGGAGGCCGAGATGATCGAACTCTACAAGCCTCGGTACAACGAATCGCTCAAGACCCGGCTGCCGATCCGGGCCGCAATCCCACTGACCATCAACGGTCACACGATCACGCTGAACCCGGCCCAGCCGAAGATCGAACGTAGGATTTAACCCTCGCCGTGACCTTCCCCCGCCAACGCCTAGCCAAGCCTCGGCCGATCGAAGGAGTCCGCGAACTCACCCGCGACGATCTCGCTACGCTTCGCGAGCCGCGAGCCAACGTCCTCATTACCAAAACCCTCCGCGATTCCCACCACCGCGTGGCCCGGCTCCTCGCAATGGGCCTGCGCCCCGGCGAGGTCGCCTCCCGCACAGGCTACTCCAACCAACGCATCTCGACCCTCTCCAAATCCCCCGCGTTCCAAGAACTCATCGCAGGCTATCGCAAGATGGCCGACGATGCCTTCCTCGAGTCGCAAGACGACTTCTACGACATCGCATTCGCCAACATGCTCAAAGCCGAGCGAATGCTCTCAGACAAGCTCGATGACGCAGACGCAGCCGGTGAAACCCTCCCAACCCGCGACCTGATCGCCATCTCCCGCGACGCCGCCGATCGCTTCGGCTACGGCAAGCACACCTCCTCCACCAACCTCAACGTGGACTTTGCAGCCAAGCTTGAGGCAGCCAAAGCCCGTTCAGCCCGGCCGGACCTAAAGCTCGTCCCCGCTCCGGCAATCGCCCGCAAGGTCTAGCCCAGTGAACCCAGCCGCCAACCAGGACCCCGGCGAACTCCTAGACTGGCTGGCCTCGGTCGCCGACGACCCGCTCGCCTTCACCCTCGGCGCCTATCCTTGGGCTGAACCAGGAACAGTCCTCGCCAACTTCTCCGGCCCTGACGACTGGACCCGCGAACTATTCGAACGAATCCGCCTAGGCCTCCTCACCCCATCCGCCGCCATCCAAGAGGCCACCGCCTCTGGCCACGGCATTGGCAAATCCGCCACCGTTGGCATGATCATTCTCTGGGCCTTCTGTACCTACCCAGACTGCCGCGGCGTGATCACAGCCAACACCGAGACCCAGCTCAAAACCAAAACCTGGGCCGAACTCGGCAAGTGGTTCAACCTCTGCTTCTTCGCCCGCGACTTCTTCACCCTCACCGCCACCGCCCTATTCTCCAAGGACCCAACCCGCGAGCGAACTTGGCGCATCGACATGATTCCTTGGTCTGAGAAGAACCCAGCTGCGTTCGCCGGGCTCCACAACCAAGGCAAGCGCCTACTCCTGATCTTCGACGAGGCCTCCGAAATCCCTGACATCATCTGGGAAACAGCCGAAGGCGCCCTCACCGACGACGATACCCAAATCCTCTGGCTGGTCTTCGGCAACCCAACCCGCAACACTGGCCGGTTCAAAGAATGCTTCGCCGGAGGCAAACACGCCGAGTTCTGGCACAGCCGACAGATCGATTCCCGCACAGTCAAGATCACCAACAAAGACCGGTTCGAGAAATGGATTCGGGCCTATGGCCTCGATTCCGACTTCGTTCGCATTCGCGTCCTGGGCCAGTTCCCGCGCGTGGGCGAGATGGAGTTCTTCTCCGCCGAGGCCATTGACGCAGCCATGTCGCCCGACCGCGAGGTCTTCGTCGATGCCTTCACCCCACTCGCCATCGGCGTCGACGTGGCCCGGTTCGGTCGTAACAACTCCGTGATCTTCCCCCGCAAAGGCCGCGACGCTCGATCGCTCCCACGCGAAGTCTTCCACGGCCTCTCAACCACCGAACTCGCAAACCGAATCCACACCACCTACGACCGGCTGCGCCCGGATGGCATCTTCATCGACGGCGGCGGCGTCGGGGGCGGCGTCGTCGACCAAGTCCGCAACCAACGTCTCTACTGCACCGAGGTCCAATTCGGCGGCAAGGACATCATCACCGGCCTATCCACCGACAACCTAGGCGAGCGCTACGCCAACATGCGGGCAGCCATGTACGGTGCGCTGCGCTCTTGGCTCTCGGGCGGTATTCTCCCACCCGACACCGAACTCCGCACGGCGATGCTCGCCATCCGCTATACCTTCAACGCCAAGGACGAAATCCTCCTGGTTGCCAAGGAGGACCTCCTCGACGACAACCCAGGCATCATCCTCGATGACCTCGACGCCTTGGTCCTCACCTTCGGCGGCCCACTGGCCCGAAATGCCTCAGCCGGTGGCGATCACCCGCACAAGCCCCAAGTCGAGTACGAATACAACCCCTACGAACCCGAACGGATGGTAGCATAAGATGGCCGATCCAATCTCCCTCGGAACCCTCCTCGCCGTTGGCCTTGGCGGAGCCGCTGCAGGCTCCCTACTCTCAAAGGGCTCGCCCGCTGCCCCAGCACCACCGCCATCGCTCCCGGCGGCCCAACAACCTCAGGGCACTAAGCCCTCGGCTGCCCCACAGCAACTCTCCTTCCTCTCAGCCGGGGCCAAAGCCTCAGCCGCGGCCCAAGGCTCCTCCGGCCAGACCGGCAAGACTCTGTTAGGCCAATGAAAGTCCCAGTCGACAACGTCGTCCAACTCCCTCGGCCAGCCCCGCAGGTTGATCCAGTCTTCCTCCAAATGGCCGCTGCCATGATGCACTCCGAGGGCCGGCTGTTTGAGCCCAAGCCCAAGCCCAAGGACTCCGCCAGTGGCTAACGTCTCCCCCACCGACCTCGCCTATCGCCGATTCGTCGAAGGCTCCCTCCTGGCCCGGCGCGACAATCGCTATTCTTGGTGGACCCATTGGCGTGAACTCGCCGACTACTTCCTACCCCGCCGCTATCGCTGGCTGATCACTCCCAATATGCAGTCCCGCGGTTCGCCGATCAATCAACACATCCTCGATTCCTCAGGCGTCTTCTCGGCTCGGAACCTCGCCGCGGCTCTCCTGTCCGGCAAATGCTCCCCACTCCGGCCCTGGTTCCGCCTCAAGATCGATCACATCGACTCCACCCAGACCACCCCAGTCTCCCTCTGGTTGGCCGAGTGCGAACGCCTAATGTACCTCGTCTTCGCCGAGTCCAACTTCTACAACTCGATGGCCCAGTTCTTCTACGACCTCGTCATCTTCGGCACGGCCGTCCTAATCATCTACGAAGACCACGGCGCAGTCATCAACTGCTACAACCCCTGCGCCGGCGAATACTACCTCGACCTCGATGGCAAATACCGCCCGGTCCTGCTCTCACGTGAGTTCACAATGACCATCGGCGCCGTAGTGGGTGAATTCGGCTACGACAACTGCTCGGTCGCCACGCGTAAGGCCTACGACACCCCCGACGGCTCCGGTCGCACGCGCGAGATCATCGTAGCCCACGACATCTCCCCCAACGACGACGGCCACGACTTCGGCATCTCCAACCGCTACGCCTACCGCGAATGCTTCTGGGAATGGGGCGGTTCGACCTCACCCCAATCCGGTTCCCAAATGCCCCCGGCCTTCCTTCGCAAACGCGGCTACTTCGACAAACCCAACATCGCCGTGCGATGGGACCTCGTCTCCAACGACCCATACGGCCGCAGCCCAGCGATGGACGGCTTAGGCGACCAGAAGCAACTCCAACTCGAGACCCGACGCAAGGCCCAGGCCATTGACAAGATGGTCAACCCGCCGCTGGTCGCCGACATCAAACTCAAGAACCAACCCGCCTCGCTCCTCCCCGGCGGCATGACCTACATCGCCGGCTTCGCCCAGTCCGGCAAGCCTGCCATCGGCACCATCTACGATACCAAGTTCCCTGTCCAAGAAATCGCCGAAGACCTCGCCGAGGTCCGCGAGCGCCTATCCAAGGTCTTCTACAACGACCTATTCCAACCCATCTCGCAATACGAAACCCGCTCTAACATCACCGCGACCGAGATCGATGCCCGGCGGGCTGAGGCCATGATCATGATTGGCCCGGCCTTGGAACGAATCGACAACGAGGGCCTCAAGCCGATCATCGAACGGGTCTGGGGCATCATGTCTCGCCAACGTGGCCCCAACGGCCAACCCCTACTTCCACCGGCCCCGCCTGAGATCGCTGGCCGCGACGTGAACATCGAATTCGTCTCCATGCTGGCCCAGGCCCAATCTGCAGCCGAGTCCGCCGGGATCGAACGCCTATTCCAGATCGCCGGAGGCCTCGTCGGCGTTGTCCCCGAAGCCATGGACAACATCGACGTTGACTTCGCACTTGACAAATACTCCAGCCTGTTGAACAATGACCCTCGTATAATCCGGAGTCCGCAACAGTTGCAAGCGATCCGCCAGAAACGCGAACAGCAGGCCCAGGCCGCCCAGCAAGCGGCTCAGGCTGAGCAGCTATCCGCCGGGGCCAAGACCCTATCGGAGACCGACGTAGGCGGCGGCCGCAACGCACTCCAGTCCATGCTGGGTCAATAGCCGATGCTCGACACCTCCTCCCGCGCCAGCGTCCGGGCCGCCGAAAAGGCCGCTAAGCGCTTTGACGTGGACGAGGCCGAGGTCATTCGCTCGATTATGTCCAGCCCGGCCGGCCGGTATTGGATTTGGACCCGACTGGAATCCGCCCACATCTTCTCCACCACCTTCACCGACTCCCCAACCCGTTCGGCCTTCCTCGAAGGCGAACGCAACGCCGGGCTGACCTTGCTCAACGCCGTGATGTCCGCCTGCCCCGATCTCTACACCCTAGCCATGCGAGAAGCAAATGAGCGACGAATCGCAACCGACAACGCCATCTCCCGAGTCACCGCCAGCCAACACGCCGGAAGCCAGGACCCCGACGGGGGAGATCAAGGACCAGCAGACGGCCCAGGCGGATGGGACCACTACGCCGACGAAGCCGGCGGAACCGCCGAAGTCTGACGCGAAGTCCGAAGCCCCAGCCGGCGCACCCGAATCCTACGCCGACTTCGCCGCTCCCGAAGGCTTCGAGATCAATAAGGACGCCCTAGCAGCCGCCCTGCCCGTCTTCAAAGACCTCAACCTGACCCAGGACCAAGCCCAACGCCTCGTCGACATCTACGCCCAGGTCTCCAAGGACTCCGCCGAAGCCCCTCACAAGGCCTTCGAGGCTGTCACAACCGAATGGCGCAACTCCGTCATCCGCGATCCCAAACTCGGCAATGGCACCGACGGGCTCAAGCCCGAAGTCCAAGCCAACATCAACCGCGCAGTCGAAGTCGGTGGCCCAGAGATGGCCAAGGCCGCCCGCGAAGCGATGGACATGACTGGCGGGGGCAACAACCCGGCCATCATCGGCCTGCTCAATGCCCTCGGCGCCCGCCTCGGCGAAGGCTCGGCCGTCACCGGCAAAGGCCCTTCCGCCTTCGGCCAGCCCAACGGCTCGCGGCCCCGGAACGCGGCGCAGGCCCTGTTCCCGAACCTACCCTCTTCCGCCTCCTAGCCCCAGAGTGGGATGAACGAAGATAGGAGATCGAAGCTCGTGCAACTCAACCCCCACTCTGGAGAAGCCTAATGGCTACCATTGGTTCTACGGCCCTGACCTACGCGGACTGGGCCAAGCGCATGGACGACGGTTACCGCGTCGCCATGATCATCGAACTCCTCTCGCAGACCAACGAAATCCTCGACGACATGCTCGTTGTCGAAGGCAACCTGCCGACCGGTCACAAGACGACCGTCCGGACCGGCCTGCCCCAGGCCACTTGGCGCCTGCTCAACCAAGGCGTCCCCAACGCCAAGTCCACCACCGCCCAGATCGTCGACACCTGCGGCAACCTCGAGACCTACTCGGTCATCGACAAGGACATCGCCGACCTCAACGGCAACACCGCCGAGTTCCGCCTATCCGAGGTCCGCGCGTTCCTCGAAGGCATGTCCCAACAGGTCGCCTCGACTCTGATCTACGGCAACCAGTTCGTGAATCCGGAACGCTTCACCGGCTTCGCCCCTCGCTACTCGACCAAGAACACCTCCAACTCGCAGACCGCCAACAACGTCCTCGACGCCGGCGGCACCTCCTCGACCAACACCTCGCTGTGGATCGTCGTGTGGGGCTCCGACACTTGGCATGCGACCTTCCCGAAGGGCAAGATCACTGGCCTCCAACACCGCGACATGGGCGAGTGGCCGGTCACCGACTCCTCGTCCAACACCTACCAAGCCTACCGCGATCACTTCAAGTGGGAGATCGGTCTGGTCGGCCGTGACTGGCGCTACTGCGTTCGCATTGCCAACATCGACGTGACCCAGTTGACCGGCGTGAGCGCCGCCAACCTGATCAACCTGATCGTCCGCGGGCTCTACCGACTGCCGACGGCGCCTGTGATGGCCACCTCAATCCAGACCTCCGACACCCCCGAGGTCCGGGCCGATATGGGCCGCACGGTCATCTACGGCAACCGCGTGGTTCGCACCTACCTCGACCTCCAGGCCATGAACAAGACCAACGTCTTGCTCCAGCTGAAAGAGTTCGATGGCAAGACCGTCACCACCTTCCGCGGCGTCCCAGTCCGTACCTGCGACGCGATCCTCTCCAACGAAACCCAGGTCGTCTAAGGAGCCCCGCATATGATCCTCGACAACTCCCTTATGTTCTCGGGCACCTCAAACGGTGCCTCGGGCGGCATCACCTCTGGCGCAAACACCGACGCGCCGACGACTGGCACTCAGGTCGCGTCCAACGTCATCGACCTCGGCGTGACCTCCGGCGTCCCGTCCTCGGCCAACGGTGGCGGTGCTCGCGACATCGGCATCGGCGACGACCCGGCGATGAAGCTCTTGGTCAACGTCAACACGGCGCTGACCGGTGGCACTTCGCTCCAGGTCGACCTCTCCGGCGCCCCCGACAACGGCTCTGGCGCAGCCGGTTCCTACACCGTCATGTGGACCTCCCAGGCCATCGTCGAAGCCTCACTGATCGCCGGGGCCAACATCGCCAACATCGATGTCCCCCGCACGATCCCCGGCCAGGCACCGCCGAGGTTCCTCCGCCTGCGCTACATCTCTGTCGGCACCCACTCCGCTGGTGCAGTCGAAGCCTGTATCGTCCTCGACCGGTTCGACCAAATCCAAGGCTCGACTGGCGCCCTCTCCGGCTATCCCGCCGGTACCACCGTCGCCAACTAAGGAGAGTCAGATGCTTTCCCGTCTCCTCGCTCTCCTTGGCCTGCTGGGGCTGCTCTCGACAGCCCCAGCAGTGGCCCAAGTCAATGTGGTCCCGGCCAGCGGCCTGATCACCAACATCCTCCGAGTCCCGACCTACACCGCCGTATCAGTCGGCCTCGTCCCGGCGGCTTCCGCCACGGACATCTTCTGCATCTCACCCGGCACGGCGAAGTCGATCTCGGTTCGCCAGGTGATCATCTCCGGCACCGCCGGTACGGCCATCACCACGCCGTTCGTCCTCTACCGTCGGGCCTCCCTCGACACCGGAGGCACCGCGGCCACCGGCCTTGCCCTCCCCGTCGCCGGCGTCCACTCCACCAACGACCCGGCGTCCGGAGCCACGCTGACCGCCTACACGGCGAACCCGACCATCGTGGACTCCTCGCCCACGGCCCTCGGCGCTCTCCTCGTCGACCTCCCTGTGACCACTGCTGCTGGTGGCAACACCGAAGTCACTCGTACCTTCGGCACCGGAGTGGACTTCTTCAACAAAGGCCTCGACCTCCAGAAGAACACCACCCAGCAACTCTGCGTCAACCTCAACGGCGCCTCGGTCTCCTCCGGCGTCCTTGCCATCTCCATGACGTGGCAGGAGCAGTAACATGACCCGCCTGTGGCTGGCGCTAATCCTCGCCCTGGGCCTCGCGCCAGCCCAGGCTCAAACGCAGTTCGTCGTCCCGCCCAACGCCCCGGCAACGCCTGTCGTCTCTGCCGCAGCCGAAGGCTCACACGTCCTAAAGGGCTCGCCCGGAGCCCTTTATGGCCTTTACGTAACCTCCGGCGCCTCAGCCGGGTTCGTAATGACCTTCAACGCCACCTCTGCGCCAGCCGATGGCGCAGTCACCCCGATCAACTGCGTCTCGGTCCCTGCCAACTCCAGCGTCTCGCTCTGGTGGGGTCCACAGCCGCCTGAGTTTTACTCAACTGGCGTGGTTGCCGTGTTCTCGACCACCGGCTGTTTCACCAAGACCATCTCAGCAACGGCCTTCTTCCACGCATTGGTGCAGTGATGCGATTTGTTCTTCTCGCATTGATCTTGATCTGGTCCGGCTTCGCGACGGCCCAGCAGATCACAATCCCGCCATCGCCTGTCGGCACCGCTGCTCCAGGCCAAATCCCCGGCACCGGCACCAACGACACGCCCTGCGTTGGCTGCGTTGGCGAAGTTATCGAGGCCGTCGCAGCCTCTGGTTCGATTTCCATGTCCAATGGAACCACAGCCGGGATCACTTCCATCACCCTAACCCCCGGCGATTGGGAGGTCTCAGGTGTATGTGCTTTTACCCCAGCAGCTACAACCTCAGCTACTCAATACTTCTGTAGCCAGAACACAGCCGGGGCCACAACGCCAAACACCAATCCGGGTTTCTTTACTCAAATTAACTTCGGTGCTGTAGTTACGGGCGGCTTCCAATTCTCAACACTTGCCGGAAGCCCCCAAACCTACCGCGTCTCGACGAACACAACCGTGTTCTTGAACGGCTTGGCCAACTTCACCGTCAGCACTATGACCGCCGGTGGCAAAATCCACGCGCGGCGTATGCGATAACATAGGAGACTACAAATGGCCCGTTGGAAACTCGTTGCCCCTCACTACCTCAACGTCGAGGGCGTGAAGTGGGAATATTCCGAAATAGACCGCACGACCGGCAAGCCCCGCCGGGCCGTGTTTCCTGTCCCTAGCTTGCTCGACCCCGGCGACCCAGCCGACTGGAACCACCGCCAGGGCCGTGACGATGGCGAGGTCATTGTCACCAACGGCGGTGCCTCCGACCCCCGCGATATCCGATTCACCGGCGACCCGACCCCCGATATGATCCCGCTCGATGACGAGGCCAAGGCCATCTCCGCCAGCTTCGCCTCACGCTGGCGCCACCCGATCGAATCCCTTCCCTCGACCTACTCCGATGCCCTGGTCGAAGACTTCCAGAAGGAAATCGCCGACCTCCGAACGTCCTCTGGACCGGCCAAGGTCGAGGGCATGTCCGAACTCCTCACCGCCATGACCGCGATGATGAAGCAGAACCAGGACATCCTCGCGGCGCTTGCCGCCAAGCCCGAGCGGAGGCTCTAATGCCATCCAAATCCCCGGCCCAAGCCCGGCTGATGGCTGCCGCGGCCCACAACCCGAAGTTCGCCAAGCGCGTCGGCGTCCCACGTGGAGTTCCAAAGAGTTCAACTCGGCCGATACGAAGACCGGCATCCTGCGTAAGAAGCGCAAGAAGGGCTGAGCCCAATGGGCATTATCCAAGTCAACCCCGGTTCGCCACTAACTGTTGGTGGTGGATCGGGGAACAAAATCTCAGGCTTCCAAGCCATCACCACGTCCCCGGCGTTGGTCCTACCCGCCAACCCTTCGCGCCAGTCGGTGACCTTCCACAACCCCGGCACGGTCGACATCTACGTCGCCCCGACGACCTTGATCACCAACGGTAGCCAGTCCAACTTCGCCCCGTCTCCTTCCATCCTCGGCGGGACCTTCCTAATCTACGCCAATGGCGGCTCCCTCACCGTCACCGGCGAATGCCAATGCGGTTGGCAAGCCTTTGCCGCAACTGGCTCGACTAATTTCCTGACCGTTATGGAGTCCAACGTCTGATGCGTAGGCTCCTGCTAACGCTGGCCCTTCTACTCGCCCCTGGCCTTGCCTGGGCCCAGAACCCAACCTGTCCAACCCGGCCGCCCGGCGACAGCACCAACGCCTGCGCTAGCACAGCCTTCGTCCAACAGGCCACCAATGGCTCCGGCACCGTTTTCACGCCCGAGCAATTCGGCGCGCCGAAGGTCTGCAACCCTTCGCTTGCAGCCGACACCCCCATTGCATCAGCCATCACCGCAGCTAAGGCTGCCTCGGCCACCTATGGCACAGCCACCCTTCTATTCCAGTGCAACTACAAGACCACTAACACAGTCACCTTAGCAAGCTGGCTGGGAACCATCAACGTCCAATTCCCAGGCTCAGCCGGGTTCAATCTCAATTCATCTGCAAACGGAGTTGAATCGTTTCTGGTTGGCGGCGGCGGGCCGACTCTCACCTTCACTAACCTAACCGGCGATCTCTCGCCGGGCGTAACAGGCATTACCGTCGCATCCACTGCTGCGTTCCACAAAGGCGACTATATCGCTCTCTATGGCAGCACCGGTATCCATACCTACATCCATCTCGAACTCAACCGCATCGCATCAATCAACTCCAGCACCTCGATCTCGCTCGAACGTGTTGTCGAATTTCCTGTGACCGTAGCCACGGCGATGCCAGCTGGCTATCTCTCCACGACCCCATATATCCAACTCGTCAGCATGGAGACTGGCAAGTTGGTAATGGACGGTGGAACCTTTGATGGAACCAACTCAACCGGAACTAGCACCGGTCTCGAACTTGAGTTCCTAGCTGATGCACAGGTCTCCCGCATCCGCACATCCAACTTCACCGGTACCGGCAGCCAAGGCTACGCTGGCCAATATCTATACCAAGGCAGCCTAACCAACTTCGTCGACAACGGCTCGGGCAACGCAGCAAACTCCTCCGCAGCGCTCAACCTGTCCACAATCACCGGCCTTAACCTCGACGGGTTCATCTCGAACAATTCGCCGAACTTCGGCATCTTGATCGACTACATGAACGGTTCTAGCCAGTCAAACGTCGCCTCCTACACTGCCAACGGCCGCGGGGTCAAGTTCTGGTCCAACTGCGGCAACTACCAGATCAACATCACCGCCAACCAGAACCTGTTCACAGGAATCGACTACGACAGCGTCAGCCTTTACAACCAAGGCTTCAACTTCAAGGCTACCAGTAACGGTAACGAAGGCCTGGCCTTCCTCGGCACTGGCAGTCAGTTTAATTGGATCAATGGCGTCAATGTTCGACTAAATACCTTCGGCGATGTATCTTTCTTTGGCTCATTTGCTAATGATATAAATAATACAGTTACTGGGCTAAACAATGATGCAAATGTCACCTCAGCCTTTGGTGGAGGCAACAACATTGTCTCAATTCAAGGCAAATCTTGGGCCAATGTTAACTCAGTTACCAATACTTCGGTTCCAAATAACTCAGCAACCAGCGTTGTCTTTGACACAGTCGTCATAGATCCAGGCAATCAATATAACACATCTACTAATACCTTCACAGTCAAGTTCCCTGGTGTCTATAACATTCACATCGTTGTTACATTCTCGGCTGCAATTTCGATCTCCAGTTCGACAACCATCTCAACAGCCGGCACGACCAACATCTCTCAATCCTTCGTCGGCGGATCGTCGAACACCTTCGTTCTCGACCGAACAGCCTATCTCTCGGTTGGCGATACCGTTACAGCCACTATCCTACAACAAAGCGGCTCGACCCAGACCGTCACCGGCGCAAGCTCCCACTTCGCCGTGACCCAGCAATAGGAGGCCCGATGAACAAAGCCGAACTTGCCTCTTACCTACTCTCCATCCACGGCCTCATCGAGGCCCAGACCAAAGGTTCCCACAGCGTCGCCTCCTCCGTCTTGGGCAATGAGTACGAGAAGCATTGGGAACTCCTCAAAGACGCGATCAGAAAGGACAACGAGGATGAAGCAAGGAACAGGGAACAACAGCCGAAGCGCGACGAAAGTCGAACCGAGATCAACAGCAATCAACCCCGGCGCGGTGAGCCAGATTGGCCTCGCCCAGGGCAGCCGACAGGCTCTTGAGCCGATGCACCAAGGTCGAGGCTACGAAGCGCCGAAACCCAAGACTGAAATCCACCCGAAAGGAAGCCAACGATGATCTACGACAAGATCGCTACCCTCCTCCACATCGTCGATGTCTCGCGGCAGTGGCCGGAGCTCAAATCCATCCACGACTCGGCAATGGCCGACCTACGCCAGCTGGCCAACGAATCGGCGCCGAAAGCCGAACCAGTCGTTGTGACCCCGGCTGCCGGCCCGCCGAACTCGGCCCTTCAACACCCGGACGGTCGAATCGAATCCCTCCCCGAACGCCAGCCGGAGCCCAAGGGTCCACGCGCTGTTCCGGCTCGTCCCGAAGCAGCCATGACTCCGCCTCAGCCCGGCGAACCAGACTTCCGCCGGTACCTGACCTCGCGATCCGACAAGACGGAGACCAACTATAGCACTGTCGAGCCCACAGCCCGGCCGGACCTGTCCTCGGACCCCGTTGAGAGGAAAATCTGATGTCCACCCACGACGGCGGTAAGCCCAACGTCAAACCTCTCCCCTACTCGCCGCCCCAGGGCCCGACCGGCATGATGCGCCAAGGGCCTGGTCTCGGCGGCGACAACTACGGCCCTTGTGGTACGCAGGGCGAGCATTCGATTTCGCCGCGCGAATCGGGCCGTCCTGGCCTTGGCGGTCCCAACATGGGCAAAGGCACCAACCGTTGACCACCAATACTGACATCGTCAATCGAGCCCTGCAAACGTTCGGCACTCGTACCACCGTGACGGATGGCGAACTTGCTGCGGGCTCGACTAACGAGGCTATCCAGGCGAACCTGATCTTGACCGAGATCAGGGACGACCTGCTGCGCATGGCCCCATGGGACTGTGCCTTAAACTACGCCAACCTAACCTACATCTCCTCCGTTCCTGGCACGCCCGAGAACACCTCGCCCGCGACTCCGCTGTGGCAAAAGGGCCAACCCGCACCGCCTTGGGCCTACGAATACCAATACCCAATCGATTGCCTTCGCGCCTGCTTCATCATTCCAGCAAACCAAACAGGCTTTGCTGGCGCCACCCCAATCACCACCGCGGTCACCGGCGGAGCCCCAGCGTTCTGGTATGGCCAGCCGGTCAAGTTCAAAGTTGCCCTAGACCAATTCTACCATGTCACCGCTGCAACAGTCCTCGATGGCGGAACCGGCGCGGCCGTTGGCGACATCCTAACACTCCAGCCCGGCCCAACGACTTCGCCACCAATCGGTGCCCCTGCCCAACTAATCGTCACCGCTGTCTCCGGCGGAGTGATCACCGGAATCGCTGTTGTCAACACAATCTACAACGAAAACGGCACTGGCGGCAGCTACTTCTCCATCCAGCCGAACCCGCAGGTCCAAAGTGCAACAACCGGGTCTGGAACTGGCTCGGCGTTCAATCTTACCTGGGGGCCCAAGTCCGACCAGCGCGTGATCCTCACCAATCAAGAGTTCGCCACGCTTGCCTACTGCCGTGGCGTTACCGATCCGAACGTGATGGATACGCTGTTCCAACGTGCTTGGATCAACTCGCTCGGTGCTCGGCTGTGCATGGCCCTTACCGGTGATAAGGCCTTGGCCAACGGCCTAATCCAACTCGCCAACGCCGACATCGCTCAAGCACGGATGGCCGACGGCAACGAAGGCCTTACCATCAACGACGTGACCCCGGATTGGCTTCGCATTCGCGGTGTCAACTGGACCCAGAACTACTCCTCGCCGTGGCAAGGCTTTGACTGGGGCGGGTATTTCCCGTCGTTCTAATGGCACAGCCAACCATCCAATACTCCTTCAACTCCGGCGAATGGGCTCCTCAACTCTACGGCCGAGTTGACATTGAGAAATACCATTCCGGAGCGGCCTTGCTCCGGAACTTCTTCGTCGACTACCGAGGTGGTGCCAGCACTCGGACCGGGACCCAGTACATAATCCGGGCCTTGTTCGACAACCAGATCGTTCGGCTGATCCCGTTTCAAGCCACCATCTCAGCCGGGTATGTCTTGGTCTTCGGCGATCGCTACATTCGCTTTATTGCCAATGGCGCTCCTGTCCTCGAGAACGCAATCAACATCACTGGTGCAACCAAGGCCAACCCTTGCGTCATATCAGCCGTCAACTCCTACTCAGCCGGTGATTGGGTCTTCATCTCTGGCGTAGCCGGGATGACGCAGCTGAACGGCAAATACTACATCGTCGCGGCTGCGACCGGCACCACCGTAACCCTACACGACTTGTTCGGTAACCCTGTTGACTCGACAGCCTATGGCACCTATACCTTCGGTGGAACCATCGCTCGCGTCTATACCTTAACCTCCCCTTACGCCGCCAACGATCTCGCGCTGCTCAAGTTCGCCCAAAACGTCTCTGAGCTTGTGCTGACGCATCCAAACTATCCGCCGGCGGTGCTAACCATCTTTGCTCCTAATAGCTGGACCCTTGCTGACATCATCTTCGGTTCAACCGTGGCTTCGCCAACCGGGCTAAACGTCACCACCACCCTAGCCGCAGGCTCGACCAACTATTCCTACATCGTCACCGCCGTTGATGCCAATGGCCAAGAGAGCCCGGTCTCCGACGCCTTCCCGTTGCTATCGAAGCAAAACATCGCCACGACCTCGGGCACCAATACCATCACCTGGAGCCCAGTCGCCGGCGCAGCCAGCTACAACGTCTACAAGACCAACACCACACAGGTCAATCCGGTCCCGATCGGCGTCCCGTACGGCTTCATTGGCAACACCACTAGTACAACGATGGCAGATTCCAACATCGTTGCGGATTTCTCCCAAGGTCCGCCGGTGGTCCGGAACCCATTCGCCACTGGTGCAGGCGTAGGCGCAATCGTAATCGCCGCGCCCGGTTCCTTCACGACCACTCCCACGCTGACCATCGGCGCTCCTCCGGCTGGTGTAACTGCGACAGCCGTCCCGATCATGTCTGCCGCTACGATCTCATCCTTCGGCTCGCCCGGCGCGGGCTACACCGTCGGCGATCAAGTCCTGTTCCCCGGCGGCGTCATCATTGATGTCCTCACCGTCGGTGGTGGCGGCTCCATTGCCACAGCAGCCATCGTCTTCCAAGGCGCCATCAACCCGATCCCAGCCAACCCAGTCAGCACCAACGGCGGCGGCACAGGCTCCGGCGTCACGGTTAACTTCACTTGGAAAATCTCCGATACGATCATCACCGATCCTGGCTCAGGCTACCTGTCTGCACCGAGCGTCAACTCCACGCCCGGCGGAGGCACATCCCTTTCCTCTTCCCTTGGCGCAGCCGGTAACGGCAACCCATCTTGTTGCGCGTTCTTCCAAGAGCGTCTCGTCCTGGCTGCTCCTCTAGCTGCTCCCCAGACGCTGTACTTCTCTCAGCCGGGGAACTACTCCAACTTCAACGTGACCAATCCAATCCAGGACGACGACGCTATCACTGCGTCGATCATCTCGGGTCAGCTGAACACAATCAAATCCATGATCCCACAGCCAGCCGGGCTTATTGTCCTGACCGACGGCTCGTCTTGGCTCATTAACGGCGGCAGCTTCGGCTCGGCCATTACCCCATCCTCGATTGTGGCCAACGCTCAGTCCTTCAATGGCGCCAATGACGTTCCGCCAATCGTGGTGGTCTACGACCAACTCTACGTCCAATCCAAAGGCTCGGCCGTTCGCGATTCGCTGTACAACTTCTACGCCAACGTCTACACCGGCACCGACATCTCCATCCTGTCTTCGCATCTGTTCTTCGGCTTCGAGGTCCTTGAATGGGCCTATGCCGAGGAGCCCTTCAAGGTCGTCTGGGCTGTGCGCAACGACGGCGAACTCCTCAGCCTGACCTTCTCAAAGGAACAAGAGTTCACCGCCTGGGCCCATAGCGATACGCCAAATGGATTGTTCAAATCCGTTGCCACGATTGTTGAAAACACAGCCCAGGGCTTTGTCAACGCAGTCTACGTCGTAGTCTCCCGAGTCATCAACGGCTTCTCAGTCCAATACATCGAACGCTTCGCTGAACGCTATATGCCAAACGGCGTAGCCGATGCTTGGACCGTCGACTGCGGCCTGCAATACTCCGGCCCACCGATTTCCAACTTCTCAGGTGGCGAATACCTCGTTGGCCAAACTGTCAACGGCCTCGCTGACGGAATACCGATCACTCCCTTCGTGATGCCAGCCTCCGGCAACTTCACCTTGCCTTCGGCTGCCTCCAAGGTCACGGTCGGCCTATCCTTCACCTGTGAACTCGAGCCGCTCCCAATCGATACCGGGAACCCGACCATTCAGTCGAAGATGAAGAAAATCCCAGCCGGTACCGTTCGCGTTGCCGAGACCCTGGGCCTCCTGATCGGCACCGATTCCTCGAACCTCGTGCCAATGAAAGACCTAATTCGCGGCAACGTGGGCTCGATGACCAACCAAGTCGTCACCGACCTCGTAACCGGCGATGCCCGAACCTTCCTCGACCCAAAGTGGCAGGAAACCGGCCAATACCTGATTCGCCAAACCCTTCCCTACCCCGCCACCATCCTTGCCGTTGTCCCGCAACTCACTGTCGGAGACACAGCCAAATGATCTCGGTGTTCCAGACCACCAACGAGCAAACATTAGGATTGATTTCCGAGTTCGACTTGCCTATCGTAGACCGTGTAAGAGTCGAAGACTTCACCCGGGCCAGTTGTATGTGCTTCGTTGCCAAGTCCGGCCAGACAGTCCTGTGCATCTGGGGCCTCATCGCTCCTTCGTTCGTAACGCCCAAGGCCTACATCTGGGTCCATTCCCGGCGCGAGGTCTCCCGCGTCAGCATCGGCTTCGCCAGGAAGTCCCTCGAAGTGACCCGCAAGATGCTAGAAGTCTTCCCCGAGATCGTAGGCCATTGCGAATCCAAGTCCAAAGGTAGCATTCGCTGGCTGCGTTGGTGCGGGGCCGAATTTGGTTCGCCAACCGGGCCACTAGTCCCCTTCACCCTACGAGCCTCACATGGCTAGTCCGGCAACCATCGGCGCAACCGCTACTGGCGCATCGGCCGCTGGTGGAATCCTCGGCTTCGTTGGCAACGTCTTCGGCGGCATCGCCTCGAAGCAGATGTACGACTACCAGTCGGCGATTGCCCAATACAACTCCCAGATTGCCAAGGGCAACGAAGACTACGCCATCACCTCCGGCGAACAACAAGCTGCGACATCGGGCCTCCAAACCAGGTTCACAGCCGGGCAAACCGCATCCCGCTACGGCGCAGGCAACATCGCCGTAACCTCGGGCTCAGCCGCCGATGTTGCCAAGTCCATCCACGATATCGGCGAGTTCAACCAGTCCACGATCCGCAACAACGCCGCCAGGGTCGCCTATGGCTACGCCACCGAAGCCGTCTCCGACACGGCCCAGTCGAACCTATATAAGATGGCAGGTAACAACGCCTTGCTCTCCGGTACCATCAAGGGCTTCGGCTCCCTAGTCTCGGGCGCGACCTCAGTATCCTCCAAGTTCTTCCAAGGCAGTTCGGTCGGGCTTGGCGGAGGGTCCGTGGATGGCCTAGCCCTAGGCTCTGGCGGAGCTCCCTAATGCCCCAGGTCCCTGACTACCGACCGGTCCCCAGTGTAAACCCAACCGAACAGGGCGCGCCGAGCCTTCGCGTCAACACGCCGCTTGATGCCTTCGGCGGCAACGTGGCTGGGGCCTTGGCCGGTCTAGGCAACACCCTCGAACACTCCGGCGATGAACTATTTGCCCGCGCCGTTGCGTTGCAGCAACTCGACAACGAGACCGCAGCGAAGAACGCTGACGCAGGCTACACTATCGAAGCCGGTAAGCTTCACGCAGAGTACTCCTCGCTGGAGGGCAAAGCCGCTGTCGATGCCTATCCCAAGTACCAGAAGGACCTTGAAGACACCCGCCAGCGCTTTCGATCTTCGCTATCGAACCCGATGGCCCAGAAGGTCTACGACGCCTCGTCGATGTCTTTCATGGCTCGGACGATCTTCAACGGCGCAGGACACGCGGCGACCGAGAACAAGAAATACGTTAACGGAACCAATGAAGGCCAGATCAAACTCGCCCAGACTTCGGCGGGGATGAACTGGAAGGACGACGACGCGTTCCAAGGCAACCTGGACACCATTCGCCACAACGCCGAGGCGGTAGCCATAGGCAAAGGCTGGTCCAAGCCCCAGGCTGATGCCTACACCGAGGACCAAGTCGCCCACGCCTGGATTGAACGCACGAAGGTCCGCGCGATCACCGATCCATTCGGCGCGCGGGAGATGTACAACCAGCACAAATCCGAGTACGGCGCCTACCGGCCACAGGTCGAGGCCATGCTGGAGAGCCGCGAGGCTGCTGTTGGTTCGAAAGAAATCACGAACCAAATCTCAACCGGCGACTACTACCAACGGCTGGCCCAGAAGGAATCGTCCGGCAACGGCAATATCTTTGCCAAGGCTTCGACCTCGTCTGCCGAAGGCCTATACCAATTCACCAAAGGCACTTGGGCCCAAGTTCGCGCAGACCATCCTGAACTCGGCCTTCCTGCGTCGGTTGGCGAAGCCACGGCTAGCCAGCAAACCGCCGCCGCCAAAGCCTTTACCGAAGCCAATCGAGGCTCGCTGGAGCGTAGCGGAGTTGAAGCCTCACAGCCAAACCTCTACCTCGCCCACTTCCTTGGCGCAGGCTCGGCTGTCAAGTTCCTATACGGCATGAAGGACGATCCGGGCCAGCCGGGGGTTAACCTCGTGACCCCAGCTACGGCCTCGGCCAACAAATCCATCTTCTACAACGCCGACGGGTCCCCGCGTTCGGCAGCCTCCGTCTATACCCGGCTGACCGCAGGCTTCGCTGGGCCTGGGCCGTTGACTGCCAACTCTGGCGCAGACTGGCTGGCCGGAGCCGAGAAGGCTGGCTCTGCCATTGCCCACGAGGTCGCGCCGGAGAATCCGCAGCTTGAGCAACAGGTCCTTGGCTCAATCCGCAATCGCTTCAACGTGATCCACGGCGCAGCCAAGCTAGCCGAACAGCAGGACCTCGTCAGCCTCCAGCAATACGTCAACGGCGGTGGAGACCCGGCCAAGGCTGTCACTGACTACCATCAGGTCCTCGACAACCCGCAGCTGTCCGAAGTCTACCAACGCTTGCCCCCGGCGAAGCAACAGCAAATCCTCCGCCAGATCGACCAACAGGCCAAGGCCTCGCCACCTGACACCCCGCAACGGGCCCAATCGTTGCAGCGATATCTCAACATGTCGGTTGAAGCCGGAGGTAAGCGCGATCAATTCATGCAACTAGACCCCGCCGATCTCTTAAATAAAGGAGAGATCACCAAAGCTGGCATGAATCAACTATACGCGAAACAACGCCAGATTGCTCAAGGTATTGCCAGCGACGCTAAACATACACAGCACGCTATTTCACAATCACGTCAGTACTTAAAGGCCAACAACATCGATTTGGGCACAGAAGAATTTGCACAATTCGCCGGTGCTATGGAAGGATGGTTGAAGGAATACGAAGATAACAAGAAAGAACCGCCGAATGATCAGCAAATTCGGGACAAGGCAGCTGAGTTAACTACAACGATTAGCACCGGCTGGTTCTCATCGCGCTATAACTTCGCCCCTCCAAAAGAGTTCACAACTGAGTTCAAGGACGTGGTCAAGAAACGCCTTGGCCGTGAGCCCTCAGCCGAACAAATCTCCCGTGCCTACCAATACTCCCTCAGCCACCCGCAATGGCGCGAGGACCTTAAATGAGCATCCTAGACGCAGCCGGGCTTTCGCAGCCTGAGGAACCGAAGGTCCCTGGCATCCTATCCGCAGCCGGCCTCGACCCTGCGACAGACCAAGCGACAGCGCGAGTCCAGACTTCGGCCGATGCCAACCCAGACCAAGCAGCGAAGTCGATCTCAATTGGCGATTCCCTCGGCGTGCCGCCTGCGGCTGTCAACCAAGACTTCAAGAACTTCGAGCGAATCCACGGGGTCCAGACCAATTCCGGCATCGTCACCGACAACCCGGCGATTAAAGGCTATATCAACAACCATCCCCTCGCGGCCAGCGTCAGCAAGGATGACCTGCCTCAGCTAGACCGGGTTTCGCAATCTATTGCTCAGGCCGCCGAGCCAAGTATTTGGCAGCGGATGTTTGAGGGAGCTAAAGCGGGTGCAGGCGAAGCCCCACTAGAACTATCCGCAGCCGATCGAAAGAACTTCCCAGCTTTTGCCAAGTTCTGGGACACGCTCCACCTAGACTCATATAAGTCCCCAGTTGGAGTTGCAAATGCTTTACTGCAAGCTCCTGGTGCCGCTGTCGGTGGCGTTGCAGCTGGGATTGGAGTCATTGCCGAACGCCTAGGGATGTCATCAGGCGACTCTGCTCGACTCGCGCGAGACCTTGGTATATGGGGCCAAGGTCTAATGATCGAATCTGGAGCAGCCGGTAGTGTCTATGAGTCCATGAAGCCATATATCCAATCGGGTAAGCCTCCCCCGGTTGGTCTACACCCAGACATCGATGCCATCAAGGCCGACCAAGCCAAGGCCGACGTAGACAATCTCCAGCAAGCCTTGGCCCAGTCCGAGGCGTCGAAGACCCGCGAACGCTCGCCGGACCTCTACGCTGACTTCGTTCGGCAGGTCACGGACGGGAAGATCGGGGTCTCGGCTGATGCAGTTCGGCAACTCTACGGTGACAAGGCTCCTGCGCCAGATGACGGCGTCCTCGGCTGGGTTCCGCGCATCCAAGAACAACTCACGGCTGCCGAAGCCACAGGCGGTGATGTTGAAATTCCAATCGCGGATTGGCTAGCGAAGGTTGATCCGAAGGTCGCGCAAGGGCTGAACGATTTCATTCGGACCCGTCCAGAGGGGGTTACGCTTAGCGAAGCGCAGGTTGAGTCCAAGACTGGGACTTCGGCAGTCGATCCGGCTACGGCTGTACGCGAAGCCAATGCCTTACCTCGGCCGATGGATGAACGCGAGGTCTTCGAACGCGCCAACGCCATTGGCATGACGCAGGACCAATACGCCCGATATCTCCGGCTGATCGAAAAGCAACGCGGCGAAGACGAGGCCTACCAACTTCGCAAGCTAACCGAAGCCGAGCGCAAGCGGCAGACAGCCGAATGGAACGACAACGCCCGCGAAGTCCGCTCGGCTGTTGTCGAAGAATTCAACTCCCGGCCGGAGTTCGCGGCCGACGCTGCGCTCCGAGCCGACAAGGTCAAGCTCCAAACCTCGGCCGTCCCTGAGGAACTCCGCCCGGCCCTGCGTCAGTTCCTGTCCAAAGACGGCATCCACCCGGACGAACTGGCCTCGGCCTATGGCTATCAGACCGGTTCCGAACTCGTCTCGGGCTTGGCCGAACTCAACGAGGCGCGGAAAGCAACTGGCAAGAACCCCGAAGCCTTCCGTCGAAGCCTACTCGACGCCGAGGTCAACCGGCGAATGGAAGCGGCCTATGGCCCGTTGTCGGAGAACATCATCGAGGCCGCGAAGGAGCAGGTCCTAACTGGGACTCAGCTGGACCTGTTGCACGAGGAAACCCTAGCCCTTGGCGCTCGTGCTGGTGCTGAACTCCCCCTACCCAAGGCCACCCTCCAACGCCAAGTCCGCGAAGCCTTTGGCCAAAAGACGCTGGGCGAAATCTCCTCCGACCGGCTCCTAGCCGATGCTGGCCGCGCAGGCCGACAGGCCGAACTCGCCCTCCTAAAAGGAGACGCCGTTGAAGCCTTCCGACAGAAGCAACGCCAGTACTACGCCACAATCATGGCGCGGGAAGCGAAGGAACTCGAGGCGCAGGTTGAGCGATTCAATAAACTCGCCAAGCAATTCTCGGCCCGCGAGATCAAGTCGGTTGACCAAGATTATAGTAACTGGATTCATGATATTCTTCTGCGTATTGGGCGCTCTGTTAAGCGCAGCATTCAGGACTTGGCTGGGGCAATAGAGCGAAGCGAACATAAGACGCTGGAGGACTTCGTGGCCTACAAAGAGGGCCACGACATGCGGGAGCTCCCGGTTGCCGAATTCCTGATGAACCCAGAGTTCCGCAAGAGCTTCGATGATCTCTCGGCCGACGAGTTCCGGGCCCTCAACGACTCGGTCAAAGCCTTGGCAAAGAACGGCCGAGACGAGAAGAAGGCCACCAAGGCTGGCGAGGAAGCGGACCTAGACGAAGTCCGCAACCAGATGATTAAATCCCTCCGAACATTCGCAGAGAAACACTATGATGCTGCTGGCGGTCGATGGTTGGGACCACTTCCTCCACGTCTGGCAAAGCCCCTCCGGACATATTTGGTTTTACACCTCCAACTTGAATCGCTATTCAACCGATGGGATCGAGGAGACCCCAAAGGTGTATTCACCCAATACATTGTTAGAGAACTGGCAACCGCTGCGAACTACGAAGCCGCATTAGAACGGGAATTCTCTGGCTACCTACGGGCCCTAGCTGACAAAGCCGACCTACGCGAACGCATTCCGGCTGGGCCATTCAAGAACCCGATCAATCCGGAGGACCCATTCCCGCTTACGCGAAAGAACCTGCGGGCGATTTTGCTCAACGCGGGCAACGCCAGCAACATGGACAAGCTGGCTCGGGGCTACAAGACAACGCCAGAGGCAATCCGGGCTTGGCTTGACCAGCACGCGACCAAAGAGGATTGGCAATGGGCACAAGGCATCGGTGATATCTTCGCCAAGATCAAGGCCAAGGCCGATGTCATGTACGAGAACCTGTCTGGCGTGGCTCCTGAGCCTGTTCCAATCGATCCCATCGATACCCCGTATGGTCAACAGGCTGGCTGGTACTATCCCGTCATCTATCATCCGGTCTTTGAGGGCGCCTCGCGCAAGCTGATGGGCCGTGATCCGCTTGAGCAGGACAACTACCATCGGGCAACAACCCCGGCTGGGTACACCAAGTCCCGCACGGGTTATGCCGCTCCGCTTGCGCTAGACCTCGACATGATGCCGGTTCGGATGCGGCAGATGCTTCATGACATCGCGTTCCGGACGCCTGTTATTCAGGCTGGGAAGATATTCTACGATCCAAGCATACGCGCGGCGATTACAAAGCACTTCGGTACCGAATACCGAGAGATGCTGATCCCATACCTCCGCGATGTTGCCAACGCAGCCAACTACCGAAGCGATGCACAATGGGTGGGCACCCAGGTGTCGGAGTTCCTGCGCCAGAACATCATTGCGACACTAATCGGCCTAAACCCAGGCACAGTCCTCAAGCACGGCCCGACCGCTGCGATCAACTCAGTGTCCGAAGTCGGGGCGATGAATTTCCTCCGAGCAGCTAAGGGCCTAATGTCGATCAATGCTGAGACCGGCGAGACCAACTGGGCCTTCGCCATGCGGAACTCGGAGGAACTCCAGCGCAGGCATCGGCATTACAACGAGACCTTAGGCGGCGCTCAGCAGAAGGTGATGGGCGAGGAGTCGCTGCGAGATCAAATCATCAAGTTCGGATCGACCCCGGTTGCCATCTCGGACCTCCTATCCGCCGTCCCAACTTGGATGGCGAAGTACGAAGATGCAATGCGATCCGGCGAAGACCACGGCACGGCGGTGTTCGAAGCTGATCGGTCCGTTCGGCGCGCCCACGGATCATCCGTCATTACCAATCGGCCAGCCGTGATGCGACAAGGGCCGATGATGTCTTGGCTAGCCTCAGTCTATGGGTTCTTTAGCCACATCATGAATCGCCAGTACGAGCTTGTGTGGAAAGCTGGCGATGCCCTGGGGATGATCAAGGAAGGGAACGCAGCCGAAGGCGCGAAGCAACTGGCTGGGGCTACAGCTGGGCTGTTCTCCTACGTGATCTTCCCAGCGTTGATCGAGGAACTCGTTACTCCGATGTCGAATGACCAGCATGAGTCGTGGGGGAAGAAGGCTGCGAAAGGCTTGGCCTATACCGTCTCAGCCAGCTGGATCGGTATCCGCGACGTGATCTCAGCAATGTTGATGGGTCGTGATCCGGCAACTGGGCTTCTGACAACAACAGCCAAGGCCGCAACGGACTTCGCGCGAGACCTGTCTAAAGACCGGCCGTTCTCGAAGCAACACGCAGGGAATATTATCCAACACGGAGCCACCATGATCGGCGCGGCCACCGGCCTAGTCAATGCCCAAGTTGGCCGGACTGGCAAGTTTATCTACAACTACGCCACTGGCCAAGAACATCCACACGGTCTATGGCAATGGCTACATGGGCTGAGATTTGGAACAACAAAGGAGCGAAAGCGATGAAAGAACCGAGTTGGTACACCTGGGCTCAGAAGGAGCTTGGGCAAAAGGAAGAACCGGAGAACCGAGGGCCGGTCGTCCGGCGATACATCGCGACGGGCAAATGCGGAGCCGAAGGCGATCCGTGGTGTGCGATCTTCGTCAACGCCGCGTTGGAGTCCCAGGGCATTCGCGGGACCCGGTCGCCGAGTAGCCAGAGCTTCACCCACGATTCGCATTTTGTTCGTATCAACGGGCCAGCCCTTGGCTGCATCGTTGTGTTCTGGCGCATCTCGCCGCATTCCGGCTTGGGCCACGTTGGCTTCTACTGCTCAGAGACCGCCGGGTACATCGAGACCCTGGGTGGCAACGAACAGGACGCGGTTCGCCGAGAGCTCTTGGCCAAAAAGGGCACCCACTTCGGCCTCGTCGGATTCTACTGGCCCAAGGACATACCGATGCCACTGACTGGGCCAATCTTCCACACTGGAACTGTAGAACAAGGAGGTAAAGTGACATGACTTCGGAACAAATCCAGCAATGGATTCGGATTGTGATCTACGCCATCGCTGGCGCGGTGGTGCAACATGGCTTTGCCAACGAGGCTGTGGCGCAGCAGGCGGCAGGCTTCGCGGTCCTCCTTGCCAACGGCGCGTGGACTGTGTATGGCAACCGCTTCGTCGCTAGGTTGAACGAGTTGGTAAAGTCAGGGCAGGTGAAGGGCGTTGTCACAACGCCTGAAATGGCCCAGGCCACGCCCAGCGACAAGATCGTTGCCTCGGTTCAAGACCTTCCACCCGCAGCCAAGCTGCCGCAATAGGAGACGACATGAAGAAGCTTATCATTCTATTGGCCTTGGTCCTACCCCTAGGGGCCTGCGCCAATAGCCAACTCGGCCAGTTTCTGACCACGGGCGTTGCCAACCCGGTGACTAAACAGGGCCTGTACGACTTTGAGAACGGCATGATCCTGGCCTTCGCCGGGCTCAATGTGTACAAGAAATCCTGCATCGCCGGGGCCATCCCAGCCGGGTGTCGCGATGTGATCGTCAAGCTCCAAGCCTACACGCGGCAAATCCCGGCTGAACTCAAGGTGGTCCGTGGCTATGTCAAGAACAACGACACAGTCAATGCCCAGCTGGCCTGGGCCACCCTCAACGACCTCATGACCAACTTCAAGGCCCAAGCGGCCGCCAACGGTGTACAGGTGCAGTGATGGATGTAGCAGCAGTTCTGGCCCTTATCGCTAAGGGCATCTCCGTAGCCGAGGCCATTGTGCAGGTTGGTGGTGAAGCCGTTCCAGCGTTCCAGGCCATCAAAGCCCTAATCACCGGCGCGCAGCAGGGCACGTTGACTGATGACCAGCTGACCCAGACCGAGGCCTTGCTAGATCAGATGATCGCGGATTTCAACCTCGATCTCCCACCCGCTGCATAACGAACGAGGTCGAGGTAATGCCGCATGAAATTCCCGAACGCACTACCTCGACCTTACTTCTAGATATAATGCAGCAACTATCGGATGTGAACTCGCGGATGAATGTCGCGGACGAGCAACGCATTCGGATCATGAAGACCGTCGACAAGATCGAGCAGAAGACCGAGATCATTCCGGTTTTAGAAGAGCGCCTAGATGCGATCGAGCCGGAGATGACGAAGTCGAGGGAGTTCCGCCTTAAGATTGAAGGCGGAGCGGTTCTGGCCCGCGGCTTCTGGCTGGTTGGCGGAGGCTTGGCTTTCTTCCTACTCCAACACGTCTGGGATTTCTTAACTAAATTTCCGTCCCAGCGCTAGCCACCCACCAATGGGTGCCGGTTTTCTTGTCCATTCCAATCGACTTGATCATGCCCGATCGGGACATGATCTCGATCACTCGCATGACGCTGTGTGCAGGTACGCGTTGGCGGGCGTAGTGGACGAGCTTGTGCTCGGGCAAGCCTCGGGCCCCGGCGACTTGAACAAAGTGGAATATCTCGTCCATCGCCGCAGCGTCAGAGCCGGAAGTCCCAGCCTTGAACACGTCCGGCATATTGGCTTCGGCCTGGACCAGCCAGTTCATGGCTCGGTTGAAGTCGTCGCGGGTCAAGACGAGGGTGTTGGATCGGTCGATCGCAGCGACCATCGATAGCTTGTAGAAGTGAACCTTCCGGCGGGTGTTGTAGTGGATCAGCTTTGGATGGGTTGGTGCCGGGGCTTCGCCGTTCTGGCGCCACAGGTTGACGAGGTTGCGGTAGTCTTCGGTCACCTGGAAGTTGCCTACAAGACCGTTGATCAGCTTGATATCGTGGAGCAGGTCGTCGGACAGCTTGCGTTCGATCGGTGCGAAGTCGTCGCCGATGATCCGCTCGTCGGAGAAGATCATCAGGGCGCGGGAGGTGAACCCTTGGCCCCAGGCAGACTCCGGGATGATCTCCATCAGTCGAGTCGGCGTGGCCCCAGATAAGATCGAGACCTGCGGGGATTTGATCTTGATTTTGAGGTCTCCGCCTCGGCGTTCTTGAGAGTATTCGTCTGGATCGTACAAGGCCGATAGGCCGTCGGTCATCTCGTTGTCGTACTTATGGATAAAGGTCCCGAGTTCGTCTGGGGCGATGAACATGGAGTTGTATTCGAGCGGTTCATCGGGCAACCGGATGATCGTGCGCTTGCTTCGCAGAAGGGCATCGACGAGGGAAGCCCAAGTCAGCGACAGTGGCGCGATATGTGGCTCGGGGAGTTCGCGGAGATAGGCTTTGGCCGATCGGATCACCCGGGTCTTGCCTGTGCCTGGATGGCCGACGAGGAAGGTGTAGAGGTTAGGGTAGACCGGCGACGAGGTCATCAGCCAGACCTTTTCCTCCAACGACGCGGCCAGCGTCGTTATCGCGGCCCAGCGCCGGAAGACTTCTGGCGCGTCGAGGTTCGCTGTGTACTCGACGAAGGCGTCGACCCAGCTTGTGCAGGCCCGTTTGCCTAAGCCGTTGAGTTTGGAAGACATTTAGCCCCGGCGATCTAGAATATGCCTGCGCGGTGTACGATTTCGTGGGTCGTAACCATGGAAGTCCTTGAGCCCATCCGGGTTGGTCTTGGACCAATCGCCCCGATTCCAGCCGGTCTTGCAGTCGTATGGGATCAGAAGGGTCCGGCCGTGCTTGAGTTGGATAGGATACTCAAGCTGTTTCATGATCTTGGGAATGATCTCGGCTTCGCGGTCCTCGGGGTATTGGATTGTGAGCGCGTCGTGGTCGTGCATCATTAGGTCCGCGTCCCGCGCGCGCCAGATGTTGAGCATGGCGTTGTTGACGATCTCGGCCAGAGAGCATTGGGGGTCGTAGGCGATGGCTTCGCGAAGCGTCGCGTCATCGTTTCGGCGGCCCCAGAACTGGCGCTTGCGGCCAGTGAGGGAGATCAGGGTTCCGGTCCGGCGGAGTTCGGCATCGACGTGGGCTTGCCATCGCAGGTGTGCTGGGAACGCGCGGAAGTATTTGGGTTGGAATTCTTGGACTACGGAGAGGGGGAGCTTGGCTTGAGCGGAGAGAGTTTGGGCCTTGCCTCCGTAGTTGCTTCCATGTCCCAGCTTTTTACACATAAAGCGATATGTATAATGCCGGTAGTAGGGTTGCTCTGCAATATCTTTATCGAGCTTGAGGTTACCCGTCCACGCAAGGCGTGGCCAGCAAATTCTTGCAGTAGCTGTATGAGGGTCTCCGGACTCACACGCCTCCAAGTATGCTCCGTCATTGAACAGGTTCCATTCTATTGCACCAACGACGAACGACTCGCCCGACTTCGCATCGAACTTCGCAAACTTCATCCCTGGATCGGCAATGAAGATCGATCTTAGATTTTCCTCAATATTCTGGAGGTTTCCGCCGGTGCCGAACTCGGAGAAGCTGGAGGAGAACCGGCCGGTGCTGGTTCCGGCGATGTTGTAGCTGGTACGGATTCGGCCGTCGGGGTCGATCTCGGTCCGGAGGACATCGATTTTCTTCTGGAGGTCTCGCATTCCGGTGATGTGCTTGACGATCTGCCGGGCGATAAGGTAGGCTTCCATCTTCTCGAGCGCGTCCCGGTTGACTGTTGGGCGACCATTCTTTCGAATAACCGGAATCTGGAGAGTATCATAGAAAAGCCTTTGAAGATCGGCGTTGCTTCGCCAGTTAAATCCGGGTAGGCGCACGCCGTCCAAGACGATCCGCTCGAGATTGCGGTTGAGGATTTCAATCTTGTCGTAGTAATCATCGATGACCTCCGCTTTGCGGGCTTGATCTACAAGGACGCCACGTAGGCGCATTTCGAGGGCTGGGGCTTGGAGAGCTTTGGAGAACTCGTATGTCCGCGCCGTGTACTCGTCGCGTTGTGGTAAGAGTGCTTCAAGGACTTCGTATGTGACGATGCAATCGAGTCCGTTGTATTTCCATTCCTTTTCCATGGGATCGCTAGGTTCTGGATCGGCCGCTCGGATTATCTTCATTGCTATTCATCTCGTTTAATCGTTGTGCTTCGGCGTTCTGTCTTCCAGGCTCCATAGCTGCTGTAGATTGAGCCAAGGAAGCCGAGGCCTTTGAGGGCCTCTGGTTGTAAGGCGTGGTGCAGAAGCATGGAGTCCTCCTCGGCACCTAAGACTCGGATTCCCACGGATCGCCAGAGGAAGGCGATGTCGTACAGTCCGTTTTGGAAGACCTTGGCGATGGATCGATCTTCAAGAACTCGTCGCACAAACGCCCAAGCCGCGCTTTCAGCACGCACATCTGGCCAAAAGCTTCGGCCCTTTGCTCGGGCGTCATCGAATGGAATAACGAGTGCAACGTCTCGGCGGGGAGCAAATCCAATGCACGTGATCCGATTTCCAGCCGTCTCAATGTCGACAGCAAGTATTCTGGCGAGACTAATGTAACGCTCATAGAAGGCCTCCAGGTCGTCGAGCGTTGGCTCGATCCAGATTTCACAGTTCGGTCGGCGGATTTCGGGGTACTCGGCTTCGCGAGCGGCCTTCGAGAGGTCGGCTATTGTAACCGGCCGGAGGTCCCATTGGCGGAGGACAGCAGCAGGATGGTAAGTGCAAAGGTACTTGTAATCGGCTACTGTGTGGGTCGAGAGCGCCGTCGTGCCGCGGAGCTTGGAAATACCCGTGCGATTTGATAGAGACCAAAGAGGAGTATTGCCAAGGGCAATAATAAGGTTGGGGTCAATGGCAATGATCTCGTCCCCGAGCCGTTCGAGTTCATGTTGAAATTCCTTTCGCACGTAACCGGCTTTGACAAGCGGACCGAAGCCTGGAATGCCGTCGGACTTCGGTCCGCAGAAGGCCTCGATCCTGTTCCCCGGCGGGTGCTGGTTGAAGACGTTGGCCCGATATACCTCTGGATGGAGTTGCCAAACCATCTCCATCATCTGCGGATCGCCGGTGTTGTAGTACCGGTTGATGTAGTCGTAGTCGGCCGAGGTAAGTTCGATGACCTTGGCTTCGCCGAGCATGCGGATTAGTTCGACGCCGCTAGCACCCACGAAGCTGGAGTTGATCTTTGCTTCGTTCTCGCCTCGGGCTTCGCCGAGGCAGATGATGGGCTTCATGACTGCGCCGCCCTAATCTTCGCCCGGAGTTCCTCCGGATACGGATACAGTGCGAGGTCAGGTGGGCAATCTCGGACCGGCTCGGACTCATCGTATCGGACCTGCGGGTCGATATACCGGCTGTAGATTCGCCAGCCCTCGGCTAAGGGCTTGTCAAGGAGCCGCGCGGCGCACATGGCTTCGGCTCGGTTGGCCAGCCGATGGCCGGCTGGGTCGTGTGCGTAGTCGACGCCGATCCCAGCGAACTTCCGCAGCGCCCACTCGGTGGCCTCGTGATAGGCCAAGGCGCGGGAGCAGTCGACGCCGAGGACGACCGGGTTGATGTCGGATGACACGTAGACGTGGGTCCCGAGTTCGGCGATGCCTGCGCCGTAGGGAATGTGGAACGCGGTTGAGATCGGAATGTCCTCGATCTGGTCGTAGTACCGGGCGAAGTCCGGGAACTGGGTCATGAGTCGGTTGAGTTCGACTTCGGAGCCGAGTTGGTCGTCGATGTCGCCGCTTGCCATTCGAGGTCCCTCGTGCGGATTTGGATTTCAATCCAGTCTAAGGATGCCCGTACGCGATTGATCTCGGCCAGAAGGGTGGCTAAGAACGGATCGCGTACGGGCGGCTTCATCGCGGCTTACTCAGCCGGGGCCGTGTTGGCGAGTTCGGCGAAGACTGACTGGCCGTCCTCGCTCGCGCGATGCTTCATAAAGGCGTTGACCTGCCGGCCGGGTGCCTCCTCGATCATCTGCCGAAGGCTCTTGGTTTCGCCGTCCTCGTCCTCCTCGATGCCGAGGTCTTGGAGGAATTTCTTGAGGCGCCAGACGGAGTCTTCGGTGATGTAGTAAGTTGCCCGGAAGGTGGTGTCGGAGAGGTTCCGGGTTTCGCCGGAGGCTTTCTTCGACCACGCGTCGAGGGCCTCCTGGTCCACGTCTTCGCCCGCCGAGATTGGCTGGAGGGTGAACTCCACGAACTCGGTTTGCTTTTTGGAGGACTTGTCGTAGCGGGGCTGGCCCTTGACGACGCAGGCGTAGGTGCCCTGCGGGACGGGCTTCGGCCGTTCGACTTCGTTGGAGGGGCGATCGAGGATGGAGCCGAAATTGGGTTGGTTCATGTGTTGGGTTCCTGTGTTGGGTGAGTTGAGTTGAGTTTGTCGAGAATCATCTGTTCGAGTTTGCGGGTGATCTCCTTTGCAGTTTCAGATTTCTTCTCCAGCCCAATGAAGTACGAGTGCATTGAGCACAGGTCATTCATCGTTGGCCGGTTGGTTTGAATCGGTTCGGTCACATCTTCCTCACGAGTTTGGGCTTCGCCGGTGCGTTCCGCAGAACGCCGAAGAAATCGGCTAGGCCGGTTGAGATGGGGTAGGATTTCCCCATCTCAAAAGGCTTGGTGTTCTTGAGATCGAACAGGGCCGTCGCAGCCGTCTGGATGGTCCGGTTCCCGGCCCGGTTCTCGCACTGGGCCCAGTGGTTGAAGTAGCGAGGGATAGTCGGGCCGAGGGCTGAGCCGATGGCGTTGGGATAGCCGCGGGTCCGGCCGTCATCGCCGGTGGTGTAGCGGACATGGGCGCAGACGATGACGTTGGTGCGGAAGGAACCGGAGGTGAGCAAGGCGAGGGCGGACTCGACAGCTTGTTGTGAGGCATAGAACCACTGGCGTGGGTCCTTGGCACCGGGGTTCATGGACTCGGCCCAGTTGAATGCGGCGTCGGAGAAGAATGATAGGGAGTCGAGGACGCAGATGGTGTCTGGGCCCCAGTCGCAGGGCTTGCCCAGGTCGGTGTCGGCGTACTTCCAGTGGTCCAGCATCTTCATCGCATCGACGAAGGCCGAGGGCTTGTCGACCTTAGGGCCGGCTGCGGTGGTCTTATAGTTGTCGCGGAGGGTTCGGTACTCGACGTTGTCGATGTTGGCCGGACACTCCTTGAGGACGTAGGTCTTGAGCGGGTCCAACCCATTGTCCATATCGAGGACTCGGAGCTTGTAGCCCGCGCCGACGAGGGAGGCTAGGGCACCGGATTTGCCCGAGCCGGAGTCGCCGGTGAGGAGCAGTTTTGTGAAATCATTGCTCTGGTGTGCTGACAGGCTGGGCATCTTGGGTCCTCTCGAAGGTGATCTTGACTGGCTCAGCGATCTTGAACGGTTGATCGCCGGGGCCAAATGAAAGCGACTCGCGCGAGCCTGCGAAGTGGACGTACCAGTCGGAGCCGACTTGGCGAACGTCTTGGACGAATGTGTGGATGATGTATCTTACCTTGGCTTGAGCGGGTTCCATCGGTCCTCTGGCGGTTGTTGAACGAAGTCGCTGCGCAGGAATTGCTCGCGAACTTGTGACGATTTGGAGCAGATCGAGCGGAAGCGGCACCCGCCGAACTTGTCGCAGGCCGTGTCGTTCATCGGCCAGTACCCGTTGGTGGCGAATGTCTCAGCCAAGTTGAACCAGTATGAGAGGTCCAACATCCACTCCGATAGCTGGTCCTCAGTGCGATAAGTAAAACCGCGCACAAAGCGAGAGCTATCGCTAAGGACTTGGGCGACATCGATGATGACTCCGCGAATGGGTGTGCCGAGGATGACGCGGGAAGCTAGGGTGTAGAGCGTCATCTGGTTGTTGGGTTCGTACTGAGCGAAGTAGTAGGCCGAGGGGGTTGTGGTTGTGGTCTTCCGGTCCATGACGAACATGGCGCCCTGGAAGTTGACCACGCGGTCGAGATGGCCGCAGAGGAGGTAGGGTTGGTTCACGGAGATATTGAAGATTCCTTCGCGCTCTCGTATCTGAGATACGGTTAGGTATTGTCCTTGGCTCGGCCCCCAATCCAACTCGAACCGGAAGCTGAGTTCGACAGCTGGCTTGCCATTGTCGAGGATCACCGTCTCGGCTGCGTCATCGCGGAAGTGATCGAGGTACCAGATGACGGTTTGGACTAAGGCGGATTTGGACTTGAGGGCTTCGCTTCGCTTATCGAGGTCCGGGTCCGGCTGCCAAGTGTGGATGCGGTCCAAGAGGCGTGAGATGGTTTCGCGGACCGCGTCGTCGAAGCCCGTGCCTTCGGCTCGGAGGAGGTCGAAGTCCTGGAGGGCCGCGTGATATTCGATGCCCCAGCGGAGATGGATGGACTCTGCGCGGGTTGTCCAGCCTTCGATCATTTGGTATTGGTACAGCCGAGGACAGGTCTTTAGCATCCCAAGGGAGGTTGAATCCCACGCGAACTGCACCTTGGTGCCGGGGAGGAAGCAGGATTGGGCTTCGCCGGTCATATCTTCCTCGCAATGCCAGCCTTCGGCAGCCCGGCGGTTAGGTTCTTTAGAACCCCGTCGAGTGATGGTGCCGGGCCTCGTTCCTTCGACGGACGCTTGCCGGCTTCGACTAGGCCGCGGTTCTTCCGGTGATGGGCGATGATCTTGTCGATGTCTTCGCGGGTGAGTTCGAGTGGGTCGCGGTCCATGAGTTCGTCGAGTTCATTTGACATGGTATTGTCCTACCAGGATTAGGCCGATTTCGGCGTCGGTGAGTTTGGATTGTGAAGGCATTCTGGCGTCGACATTGGCGCAGAACTCTGGGTAGTCCCGACTGTCAGGGCACATACCTTTGGCAAAGCTCCGGCGCTGCTCGTACCACATACGGAGCTTCTGCGAGTCGGTCATCTTGTCATAGGCGGTCTTGTATTTGTCCAAGAGTTCCTTGAAGTCAATCGACATCGAAGTCTCCGTCTAGAAAGGGTTCGCGCGTGTTGCGGATCATGGCGCAGTGATTGTCGAGTAGGTCTCGGAGCCGCTCGGACCAGCCGTGACCGTGAAGTCGAATCATGGTGTCGACGTTGTCGGCGAACAGGTTTAGGTTGACCTTGCGAAGCGGGCGGGGGGAGCGTGGGGGCATCAGGGCACCTTTGTAATAGTCAACCCAAAGCCGCCGTAATAGCCGTTGTGCTCGTTGTGATTGACGAGTGTCACGAATCCTTGATCTGTTCCAACTTCGACGAAGCAAGTTTCGTGATCGCCCGAGCTATCATCAATATCAGGCCCTGGCTTTCCTTCTATACGCACGAGCCTATGTCCACAAAGTGAATTGAGATCGTCGTCGGTGGACATATAGCGGTTCTCGCAACACGATTGTCCGTCGTCCCAGATTTTGATCTGCTCGCCGTCTTCGAAGGTTATTCGAAGACGATTGTCTATAATACTGGCTGCTGTAATAGTTCGGCCGACAAATTCGTCTGGCGAGTGTTCAGAACCGCTGCTAAGGTAGTGAAGCATCGCACCAAATCCGATCATATTCATGTTGCTCTCCCTAATCCATCAGCCGATCGACAGTGTCCTTGACCAGCCAGAGTTCGTTGCCGGATTTCGGCAATACGATCCGGATGGCCTTGAGGTCTTCGCGACCTTCGCGGGCGCGGTAGAGGTCGGCCTGGGCCGAACGGATTACGGCCGGGTCGCCAAGGGTAATGGCAATGCCGATCTCGGCCTGTGCAGCTTGTTCCCAGAATGATAGGGCGTTCTCGGGGCGGAGTTGGAGGGTCATATCTTTCTCCGAATAGTTGGTGAAGGAACCGGAGTTGTGGCGAAGTCATCGACGTAGGTGATGGAACCGGGTTCGACTGGCGCGACCAGCCGGGTGAAGGTTTCCTCCGACAGCGGCTGATGTCCGGAGAGGTCTTCGACCTTGTCGAGAACGGACAGGTTGGGTTCGAGGTACAGCCAGACCGTGTTGTCCTCGGCCCGGATGCGTAGGGTGTAGGCGTCGTACGGCGAAGTGCCGAACATCGGGTGGTCCGGCTGGTAGGTGAGCTTGTTCTGCTCCCGGTGTAGCTTTCGAGCCTGATGCATTCGCATGCGGAAGTTCGTTGCGGCTTCGCCTGAGTCCATGCGGACCCGGATGCCGGCTTTGGATTCCAGCGCCCGGTCGAATAGCTCGACGCAGTCGGTGTAGGAGTGGAGGGAGGTTGGAACGCTCACGTGTGGGCCTCAGCTAAGATTTTGAGAATACGGCGGCGCTCTTGTTGAGGCATGTAGTAGCCCCATCTCTTTAGCGACCGAATGTCGAACCCTGCACCGCGTAGGTTTGATATTCGATTGCGGATGTTCTCCGGCATCGGTGGGTCGTCACGGTCGGCATAGGCGTAGTCGTAGATGACCTCGTGCGCAGCTTCGCCTCGGCGAATTAGGCAGTCAAGTACCCGCGCCTCGGTCATTGGCAGCGAGAACAGAGCCATAAGCGCACCGAGGTATGTCATTGAATAGCCCGCGAATCGATTTCGTAATACGCATCCGCCGACCGGGTCTGGATCACGTATCGCAGGTTCAGGTCCTGCTCGTCTTCGCGCAGCAGCCAGGGATCGAGGTGGTACACCGTGTCGAACTCTAGGCCCTTCGATTTGTGCCCAGTCAGGAGCTTAATGGTTCCTCGCTGGGCAAAAAGATGCTCGGCGTAAGAGATGGCTTGAGCGAGGGTGGCTCCGTGTCGAGCGAAGACTCGCATGCACTCGGCGAGGTCGCCGGCTGTGGCTGAGCCTTTGGCTTCTCGCTCAGCGAGCCATCCGTCGATTGCTTCGAGGACAGCGCCACGCGAGGTGTCGTCATGCCCAAGTCGGCGCATAAGGCCAATAAGCTTTGGGCCAATGTCACTCCCTGCAACAGAGACCGCCCGGCCGCTGCTGAGCAGTTGCATTCCAAGTCGGAATATTGGAGCGTTATTTCGGCAGATGATTGCGCAATCGTCAGGGAAAGATGCAAGGTCAAGTCGGTCGAGGAGTTCAACGTGGCCTCCGGGTTTGGTCCATTTGAAATGCGGGACGCGCCATTGGGCAGCGCAGACGATGGCCTCTGGGCAGCGGAAGCTAACGGAGAGGTCGAGCGGGGTCATTTCGTAGGTAGCTTGGAGGTTAGACATGCCTCCGGCAAGCGCCCCTCGAAATCCATAGATATTCTGCCACGGATCACCCACAGCAATAACTCGATGCTTACAAAGTCGGTCGAGCATGGCGTGGTTAACTGGCGAGAGGTCCTGCGACTCATCGACGAGGACGAGGGGAAATTGAGGGTATGTTCCGCCGAACAATGCGGGCATGTATATTTGATCATTGTAGTCGACGGTGCCGTCGTAGGCAGCTTTGATAGATCGAGTAAGAACTGCGTCAATAAGGTCCGCGACGAGGTCGTCTGGGGTTTCTTCGAGCGCAGCATGGAATGCTGAGGCTCCGATTAGGCGTTTGGCGCTGGGGAACTTGCCTTCGGGGACATAGCCGAGGGCGCGGGCGAGGTTGACTCCGGCGATGACCTCGAAGTAGACGGACCACATTGTGGAGGCCGCATCTTTCTTGACCTCCTGGGTCAGTTGCTTGAAGATGGCCTGGGGTTTCTTGGGGTTCAGTGTCAGGTTCCGGCCCTGTGTGCGAGCCCAGATGCGATGGCCTAGGGAGTTGAAGGTTCGGACGGTTGTGGTCGAGAGCATCCGGTCTTCGGCCTCTTTGGCGTTCTTGGTGTTGAAAACTAAATAAGCGATAGGCTTGGTTTGTGTGGACTTCTCTAATAATTCAAGAGTTGAAGTCTTGCCGCATCCTGCGCAAGCATTTATGAGAAGATTGTCACCTGTATTAGCCCGATCTATGATCGCTACTTGTTCATCTGTTAAGTTCATGTCACATGTTTCCAGGTCTTACGTGCGCGGATATAATGGATATTAGAAGGTGTAACAGAATATATGCGAGCAATTTCACTGAGACTTAGTTGACTGTTTCTTATGAAGGAAATATCTGTTTCAGTAAATTTTGAATTGTATGTAGCCGAACCAAATATGTGGCGGCTCTTTTGAATTTTGTCAGCAGTATTCTCTGCTGTTGTTCCGTTTCTTAGGTGTTCAAGTAACCAACATCTTGGCGTGTCACAGGTGTGACGAATTACATTTAAAGTTTCGTCTGGATGTTCTAATTGATAAATCAGCCGATGCACATAAACCTGTTTACCTTGCCAACAGGTGACGCCATATCCTCGACCAGATGTTGGACCTTCCCAAATTAGGCAGCCATTTTCGTTTATATAGCTGCGACTAACTAAGTAATCAAACATCTCTAAGGCGGTTCTCAAACCTTCCTCCCCATAAACGGCAAGTCGGCCTTCGACAGGACCTGATAGCTGGACTTGTGTAGGCAGCCGATGATCAGGCCCTGGACCGGCCCATGCTTGGGCTTCGCTGGGGTCGGGCCGAAGCCGCAGGTGCAAGGCGAAGGCGGAGTCGAGAGGTCCGGGAAGGGTAGGCGGAGCGGGACGCGGTTGCGCTGGCGGAGCTTGGCGACTTGGGTGTAGATATCTCTCATTCCCTTCTCCTCATTATACCCTGATATTACCATAAGATAGGAAAAAAGTCAATCTTTACTTCGAAGGACTGACATTGGATTGTAAGCCTTTCCGTATGCGCAAATATCCCCGGTTTCAAGATCGACGTAGTGGGCCCAGCCCTGTAAGCTATGATTTAAGAACTCAGCCATACATTGCTTGGCCTCGTCTTCTGTGTCGAATGAATCGCGGTAGTCGAGGAAGCCGCCGGAGGCATAGTAGATATCCCCGCCCATTACTATGTATCGTTTGGTTTTCATCGTCCAGGTTCCTTGTATTCAGGGCCACCGACCGACATCTCGTCGATGTATTCGTCGTGGTCGGCCGAGGCGGATTGGCGACGGCGCTCGTAGGCATCCAGCCGGGTCAGGTCCAAGGCCGAGCCGTCCCAGCAGATGGCGTAGAGTTCGGAGAGGGTCATTGCATCCCCCTTGTGGCCATCACCGTCACGTTCTTGCAGGTCAGGTCCAGCATCTCGGCGACCCCACGCCAACCGGACGCGAGCAGCCGGTCTTGCGGCGTGTCTTCGGTCTGGTGGAGGTGGCCTAGGATCAGGGCTTGGTTCTGGGCTTCGCGGAGAAAGTGAAGCATCTTGGCGAAGGCATCGCCCTTGGTTGGGACTCCGCCGGAGGTTTCGATGTAGCTCATGATGAGAACCTATTGCTTGCTTGGACTTCGCCTGTAAGTTTGGCGATGATTTCGTCGGACAGTTTGTCGGAAGCTGCTCGACGGGCGTTGTTGTCTTCGGGAATGGCCGAGAGGGGATCAACCTTGGCGATGATGCGGCCGATGGCGCGATTAGTAACTTTGAGTTCGTTCCGTGTCTTGGTTATCTCCTCGCGAAGATAGTAAGTGTCGTTTTCGATGCCCGAGATGCTTGACTCTATAGCGGTTAGCCCCAGCCACCGTCGAATTATGTTTCTCATTTAGACTTCCTTCGCAGGTTGTAGGTTTGGGTCAGACCAATGCGGGCGGTTGTCGGGTTTACGAGTCATCATCCGGCACCGGGGTTAGCTTTACGGCAGTCATTTGCGACCGTTCCGCGGGTTGCGGAAGCTCGGCAGCGAGCACGGCATCACGACCCCTGATGCCCCGAGCCTCGCCGGATGTTTTATCGAGCCTTTCTCTGGGTAGAGAGTCGGTATCTGGCATCACCTCCTTTAATTCGGTGGATTTGAGTGCGCGCCGCAATGCTTCCTCGACTGAAACCCGCGCCTCATCTGAGGTATCGAACCAACCTGTTTCGTTGCCTTCATCATCATTCATAAACCAGCCGCGCCATTTCGGGCGGCCTTTCGGTGGCGTCATGATGTGGCCGACGTACAAGCCGCCCAAGTAGAGCGCTTGACGCTCGACGCCCCAGCAATCTTTGCGCCACTCAATCACCGCATCCCGCTCGCTCGATGACGTGAGGGCGGCGCGGGCGAGGGAAAGAAGTTGAGGCGCGTTGTTGACCAAACCAACGATCAACTCGGCTATGTTGAGTGATGGACCACTTTCTTCCGGATCGTCCCTCTCGGCTTCGTAGCCGCGAGTGAGATGGGCTACATCGCAGTTGTTGGCGTCGGCAATGGAAACGGAATCCGTCCACTGTCGACCAATCGATTCAAAAAGAACTCGCCAAGGCGGCTCGGCAGCAAGCAGTCGGTCCAGTTCCTCTAACCGTTCGATCTCGGCCAAGGTGAGCGGGGCGGGGGTCATGTCTCAGTGCCTTTGTGTGAGCGGAGGGCGGCGCGATTTGCGTACCCGCAAGAGATATCTCTTGGGCATTCGTGAGCCAGAGGGCATACACCGTAAAGGCACCCAAACAGTTCAATTGTCGGTTCACAAACGCCGAGTTCGCATTTTCGATAGTAAGGCGCTTCCGTCAGCTTCACCGGCCGGTGCGAGGTCATGGGTCAGTGCCTTTGGCGGCGCGACGCAAGTGCCTGTCCCAACACGCGTCGCAGATCGTAAAGACAGTCCCACCTTCATTTTTGGACCGCAGCTTTCCGCAGACATAGCAGGCGTAAATACGCACATCGGGATCAATTGTGTGCCTCACCGTCCGCCTCCATCGGCCTTTGCTCCGCGGGCTGCGGAGAGGGCGGCTCGCGCTTGCTTCACAGTATGTTGCGTCTCGGGATCGCCAAGATTGTTGATGCGCATATAGTCGCATTTCTCTTCGACTATTTGTTCAAGAGTGCGGATCAGTTCTGCCACTGTCTGCTCATTCACCGGCTCGGGAGGAGCCGGAGAGGAGCCGGGCGAGGCAAGTCGATATTTATCGACGATGCGAGAGAGCGAATTGAAGTTGATTTTGGGACATTGGTGACCTGGGTAATACCTGGGATCGAACGCATAGTCAGACCGTGTACCGCACGTGGCCTCCGATACATCGCGGCCTAGTTCGCCCCAAGACAACTTGCCGTACGTGGGCAAGTGTCCACCACCCTCTTGCGCCGGAGGCGGTGGAGCGGCGAGTAGCAGCGAAGCGATCTCGCGTGCGATATCCTTCGCAGCATAGCGAACGTCGGAATTTCCATCGCTGCAAACCGACTGCAACGTTCCGCTGTGAGCAAGCGCTTCAGCGATCTCCTTCACCTTGTCCGCTGCGGGCGCGGGTGGGGAGTTGGAGCGCGCCGGGAGAGTCTGCCAAATCCGCACGCCAACAACGCGATCATCGTCCATCGCGCACAGCCAGTTGACCATATGCGGATGCTCCGGAAATACTGGTCGCGAGACGGAGGAAACATCTTCGAGGACTATCTCCGTGATGGGACCGAACTCAATGACACAAGGCTTGAACTCCCCCGCAAGCTCGGCGTTCACCGGAGCGGGAGGGGCAATATAAAGTGGCTCGCACATCACGTCAGCGTCAGAAGCAAATGGCGGCTTGGTGGTACGCATCGCCCAAGAGTGTTCTTCTTTGAAGCGCCAGCGCCACGCAACCGGCTCACAATCCGCTTGCGCTGCGGGCTCGGGGCGGTCTATTGGCTCGAAATTGTCAGCAAAATACTGCGCAGCGACGAGCCATTGATCGGCGTGGTTTTTCGGATTGCGCGCGATCATGTCTCCAAGTTTCGGAGAGCCGGCCTTTAGGTCCTCTTTTGAGATACTGACGCCTTGCAGCATGCGCTCGCCTGGTTCCCAAGGGCGAAGCTCGGCAATCTGCGAGCGGCGATATTGCGCGAACGGCTTGAGTTCCATTAGTCGGCTCCCTTCTCGGCTGACGGATTGGGAGAGGTGAGGGCGCGTTCGGCATTTTCATACGCAACGGCCGCGATCGGCACGTCATCCCATTTGTTCGCGCGGACA